AATTATTAATTAGTTAAATTCATCTGCTACTTTATACCACTCAGTATCCCAGATAAGAGTTATAACATCACGGGCATCAGCTAAGTCTACAGTACCACCACATCTTATATTATAAGACTCACCAGCATGTTGATCATCTCTGACTTGAACATCACGGCCATTAGCCGCACTTCGTAGTACAAGTAGTTGTCCCGTAGTATATGAAGCACATTGTATTTTATCTAGATTATCAGGATCTGCATCACCTTCAGTATCAACTCTATGATAACTACTTGTAACTGTAATAGATCCACCAGATATAGTTAACTCTGACCCATCTCCTAAACAAAGAGGGCCACCTGTTATTGAAGTTTTACCACTTACTGCTAATGTACCAGATATCGTTGCATTATCATCGATTGCTACAGTACCACCTGCAGAGTCTAGAGTTAAATTACCACTAGCTGTATCAATTTCTCCATCATTAGTTGAATCTGCTATTCTAACTTCACCTATATGTGCATCAGAAAAAGGTTTAGCTGCGGTACCAAGATATGCACCTTCATCTGCATCTGGTATGATACCTGTATTAACTGTTAATGTACCGTCAATTACTGTGGCTCCAGTACCATCAGCTACAGTAAACTTATCAGTATCTACTGTTATACCAGCGTTAGCTGCTAAAGCTCCAGTTAGTGTTGTAACACCTGTAACTCCTAATGTACCAGCTACAGTTGTGTTACCTGTTTGACTAGCTACTGTAAACTTATCAGTACCATCTGCTTTTTCTATAGTAAAGGTTTTATTATCACCTTTAATATTAACATTATTATCAAATATAGCATTACCAGTAACATCTAATGTACCAGCTATATCAATATTATTAGATAACTTAGAACCAGTAACTACATCATCATCTATAGTCCAAGTACTACCTGATACGGTTATATCGCCTTTATCTCCATTAGTTAAAGCAGTACTCGTTACATTAGGTAACTCTTCTACTTTATATCTTAGTTGATTAAAACTATCATTTAATTCTTTTGCTGTTATAGTACTACCAGCATTATATGTATTAGTAGCTGAACTAACATCTGTTACTCTTTTTACTAATACTTTATCGCCATTAGATAAAGCTGAAGTAAAAGTAAGAGTAGCAGAACCACTAGTACCAGATACAGCATAATCTGTAACTGATGTTTTCTTAACAAATATTTCTGCTGTTGCAGCTGCTGCCGTACCTCCTGATATATTACCAAATCCTACAATTGGAGCAGTTGTATAACCACTACCTTTATTAGTAGGTACACCAGCATTATCTAAAGATACTTGACCAGAAGATACATCTACTGTTAATGCTGCACTACTACCACCACCTCCTGAAAATTCAAGAGCAGCATTAGTTGCATCAGCATAACCAGCTCCAGCATTATTTAGTACTACTTTCTCTACTTTACCTTGTCCTACATATATCTCTAAATCTGATGTGTTTACATAAGGAACAGTGACACCAGAAACCACTGTAGGAGTTCCACTAATTGTAATTGTTTGTTCTGTTGCCATTGTTATTTATACATGTTTAGAATGTTTGCTGTTTCTCTTGTCTTAGTTTGACGTTTAAGGTCTTTTTCTCGCTGCTCTGCTTTCAAGACTTGGATATCTCTATCCATAACAATAGTACTCCAAGCTATAGCTCTAGCTTTATCAAAAGCCTTACCTATTATTATATTATGGTAATAATCTTTAGATTCATATGCACCTCTATTACCATTTCTTATATCTCTATGCATCTCTTCAACAGAAGCTATAATTCTAGGATCTTCAGCTAACTTATTAAGAGTACGTTCAAGATTCTGCATACCTAAAGCTTTCTGGAACTTAGATCTAATGATCGGTGAATCAGTTAAATTAGTACCATCTGGACCGTAATAAACAGACAAACGTATATCATATCCACTATCGAATAATAGTTTTCTACCAGGTGAGGGTGTAAGATTCATTTGTATAGGACTTACTGCATTCCACATTCTAGTGATAGGATCCCATTCTTTAATAGGTGTGTTGGGTTTCATCATATCCCATTTAATAGGTAATGGTTCACTAGCCATATGTTCAGTTATTAAGTTTCTATTTCTTATAGCATTATCTATACCAGAACTTAATTCTCTAGTATATGGTGTAAATAGTTTACCAATCTCGTTTCTTAAACCAGCTAAAGGTACTGTATTATTAGCTATATTAGCTACAATACGTTCTGCTTGTCCAGGTCTACCTCCTACTAAATCTACAAATTGTTGCATACCAGCAAGATATGACTTACCAGTAACACCTTGAGCTAATAAAAGAGATACTTTAAGTAGTTGATCTTCAGTCCATTCTTCTCCCATTAGTTGACTAGCATCACCTATATCAGCTATCATAGAGAATATTTGGTTGAATGGTTCAATAGAATCATATCCAAAAGATACTCCTCCTACTGTTATATTTCTTTGCTTATAATTACCATCTATCCATACCTGTCTATTTTGTCTATCAATAGGACCGTTACCAGTTAGATCTCCTCTCATCCAAGCTTGAGTAGCCATGAATACAAGAGCAGAACCAATGCCTAATCTACCTGTCTGTAATGCCTTAGCATTAGCAAGTTCAGCAGCATTAGTAATACCATATTTAGCGACATTCTCTAAGTTATTAGGATTAGCAAAAGCTATATCATTGAATTCTTTAACTAAGAAGTTAAATCCAGGTGTATGTTTAGCAGTTAATTGTAAACCATTTACTCCAGTTCTAGCGAATAGGAAGAAAGGTTTAGCCCATGGATTAGCTTGGAAGACTTGGTTAAGACCACCAGCAAATCCAGTTAGTTCTTGAGTAAGAGTAACTTCTTTACGAGCAAACTTAGTAGCTTCATCAATTATATCTCCATTACCATCGAAGATCTCACGATAGAAATCATCTTCATATACTCTAATTAATTCTGGAGTTATCTCAGTATAAGCTGTTAGTTTACCTTGAGCTTGAGCATCCATAGCGGATCTCATAGCTTTCTCTCTCATCTTAGCTCTACCTAATATATAAGCAAAAGCATCGTCAGTTGCTGCCATTAACTTAGTAGAGTAAGTTAGGAAGTTAACATTGTTCATATTCCTAGCTAGATTAGCCATATTGAACCATACTCTATCTCCTATAGTAGCTCTCCCACTATCTTCAGCCCATCTCCTTAAGATTTCCCAGTTATCATCACCTTTAGTATATTCAGCAAATCTAGTTTTAACAGTAGATATATCACCCTTCCAGTATGAATTTAACCTAGATTTAAATAAGTCAAATGATTCTGGCACGGATTGTATCATAGCA